TCGGCATCTCTGTCGGCAACACCAGCGGAATTCCCTCGGCTTGCAGAAGTTCGACGTTGACGTTTGCGGGGATGCTGCCATCGGGATTGAGGAGGAACTGTCTTGGCATTTTGTCCTCGTCAGAAGAAAGTCACGACACGAACGTAGCCGTTGCCACCGTTGCCGCCTGCACCTGAATTCACACCGTGCCCGGCCCCGCCACCGCCGCCACCACCACCGGGATAGCCACCGTTGCCGCCTGCACCCGCTGTGACGTCTCCAGACCCGCCGGCGCCGCCGCCGCTTCCGCCCACGAAATAAGAACTGGCATCGCTGCCGTTGCTGCCATTGTTATTGCCAAGTCCACCCGTCCCACCACCAGCTGTGCTGGCGGAAGACGTCGAATAGGCTGCACCACCGAAACCACCTGACCCGCCAGTACTTACTGTTGTGCTGCCCCCGTTAAATCCCGCAGCACCGCCACCACCACCACCTCGGTAGCCTCCCCTTGCGCCGTTTCCGCCTGTTCCGCCAGCCCCTCCACTACTTCCGGTTGCAGTATATAAGCTACCGGAAAACGCAATTCCTTCAGGGCCACTTCCCCCGCCGCTTCCCCCGGCTGCAGATGTTGTTGATCCCCCTCCTCCACCTGAACCTGCTCTGGCCAATGCCCATGTACCAAAGGACGAATTGCTGCCTGCACTTCCGCCGCTCCCGTTTGAATCGTCCGCCGTTTGAGCCGCACCACCAGTTCCGCCTGCGCCAACGGTCACGGTTTCGGTCGCGCCCAAGGCAGAAGCAGGAATCCAAAGCTCTGCCCTGCCACCAGCACCGCCGCCACCGCCACCGAAAGCAGCCGTCGCAGACGATGCAAGCGCCCTGCGTCGCCCTGAACCTCCACCCGACCCGCCGGCAAAAACCAGAACATAGACGAATTTGGCCCCGGCAGGCTTCGTCCACGTTGATGTGCCAGTTGCTGTGAACTCTTGGATGTCTGCGCTCGATATGCCTCCACCAATTGCAGAACCATTCAGCAACAGGCTCGTGCCGTTGGATGACAGGGTGACCGCTGACCCTGATCCAGTGTTGTCGATATTTACTGCGCCCATGCGCGGTCCTTATGCGTGTTTGACTTGCGATGTATTAATCGATGCAGTCCACCGGATGTCGGTCGATGCTGCTCCGGTTGCCTCGATCTTGAGCGCAGCGTTGGTCGTGTCAGCAGACAGCCCGATTGCCCACGCCGATGCACCTGCCGTCGCGCTCAACTTGTTGATGTTGTAACTACCAAGTGTCGTGCTGGCAGCACCAGTCCCGCGCAAGATTGCGCCCTTAATTTCCCAAGCAGCAAAATCGGTCCCCGCAGAGTTCTTCTGCCGAGCGATTATTGTTCCGTGAAACGAATAGGCTTTGCCGTCTTCATCTAGATATATTTGATTGGTGGTTGTAGCCGACAGACCGTCAGCAGTAAACGCTTTTGGTGTTGCATTGGTTGTTTCGCAAAGCAACACATACAAAGATCCTTGGAAAACCCAATAGTCTCCAAAGTATCCGGAAAACGCAAGCTGACCTTTTGCAGTTGCTTTAGCTGCACTAAACGCCACGCTGTAATCGGCTGATACATCGACAAAAGCAATTCGGCCAAGCGCAATCGAACCCGTTGCCGACGCCGTGGGCGCTCGGCCAAGCGCAATCGAACCCGTTGCGTCTGCTAAAGGTTGAAAACCAACAGCAACCCCAAAAGATCCTGTAGAAGATGCGTATTTTCCAACCGCAACGTCAACCGCATTATTGGCAACAGAAAATTCGCCTATTGCAATTGACTCCAGCCCAGTTGCTATGTTGTTGATGCTGTATCCAGCAGGATACGTCACAAAAACATCTTTGCTACCAGCGCCCCAATTGACCGCTGACCCGCTGTTGCTTGACGACAAAATCGTATCTCGGCTCAACGTCGTGCCGGATGATGTGTACGTCCCGATCCCGACTTCCCAATCCGTCCCGTCCGTGATCGCATAGTAGGTCGTATTGCCGTCTCCAATAGCAGCAAACGATTGAAACCCAGTCACCGCACCGGCCAGCGTCAGCGTGCCTGTGCCAGTAGTGGTGGTCGTTTCTCTAACGCGATCTTTTAGGACAAGTCCCATGCTTTACGCCAAAAATTTGAGTTTATAGAGCGTGGAATAGTACAGCCCCAAAATCTCATCGATGATGTTCTGCAACGGGGTGCATTCCTTGTCGACTACCTTGTACCGGGTGGACTCGATCTCTTTCGCCTGATCTTCCAAGAACTCCACCACGTTGTTCGTCTTTTTGGCCGACTGAAGCGAGATCGGCCCGATTAGCCCGTACTTTCCTTGATACGCCTCTGCAAACTTGTCTGCGAGGTCGATCACGCCATCATAGAACTCGTTCAGCGCGACGTGTTTGGCGTAGGAACGGGTGTTGAGGTGAACCGAATGCGTGACGTCCCGCGCCAAAAACAGTTGCCCCATAAAGACTTCGCACGTCATTGCGGCGCCCCTGCAAAGTTCTGCGGCATGGCCGCCAAGTTACCCATGTCCATGACGTCTCGCAAGGTCTGAATGACCACTTCCTGCACCTGTTCGGGCGTCATCGCCGCCGACATCGCTTGCAGCCGGCGCGTCTCGGCCTCGTATGCCTTGATGTCGTTGGCCTGGCCCTTGATCGCCAGATCCTGCGCCTCCATCGACTGGTTCACGTTCTGAAGCAGCCCCATCATCTGCTGGATCTGCCCGTTCAGCGCCTCGATCTGCTGGTTGGCCGCCTGGATTGCCGGATCGTCCTCATCCTGCAACAGTTTCGGATCGATCATCTTCTTGAGCCGCGCTGCCAGCTCTTGCGCGCCCGGCCAGTCCATGTTCTTGACGAACAGATCGCCCGCAGCCATCCACAACTGCGGATTGCCTTGCAGGATCTGCCCCATCGCCTCCATCGACTCCTGACGCTTGGTCATGTAGCTCGGGCCGGTCGTGACCCGCACGTCGTACTTGCCGACCATCGGGTTGTAGATCTTCTTGATGACGATGCCCTGCTCGTTCACCACCCGGGTAACCGCCTGCTGCTGGCTCGGGTCGATCTCGGCCTGCTCGACCTCGCCGTCGATTCCGATGATCCGCGCGACGCGACGGGTGTCGTAGATCTTCGGCACCAGATCGATGATCTGCCGCGTGATGTACCGGACGCCTCGCGCCAGGTTGTCGACGTAGTGGTAGGTGCCCGTATTGCTCTGCTGCTGCCGCGCCAAGATCGCCCGGCCTGACCGCTCGTTCGACGTCGCGCCCAGACTCGGGTCGTACTGCCCTGTGGTCGCCTTGAGGTCGTCCGACGCGCCCATTTTGGCCTGTATGAGGCCCGTTTGCGCCATCGGAGGAGTCGCCCGCTGCGGCAGCGGCAAGGGCACGCCTTGGCCGTCCGTGGCGTCTGCGTTGACCTCCAGATACGGCCAGTTGTTGATATTGGCCGTTTTCCACTGGTGCTCGTAGCCCTCGAACTGCCCGCCGTAGCCGATAAACGGCGCTTTGGGGGCCAACGCCAGCATTTCCGCTTCTTGGCTCACCCAGTAGTTATAAAGCCGCTGGGCGTCCTTGGCGTTCCGCACCAGACCCGAAATTTGCACCTCGCCGTCGACCTCGAACTCGTTTCCGACGATCCGAATGACCGGAATGTACTTACCGGGCCATTCACGCTCTTCCAGCACCTCAAAACCGTTGGTTTTGAGCCATTTCACGCGCTTTCGGTCGACTTTTCGCTGCCGAGTGGGCCGAAGACCCATTTGCCGCATCTGTTTGTCTTGCGGATCGTCTTGAAAGAACACCTGCCCGTTCGGATACAGGTTCAAAGTGGCCGGTTCGTGCTCAAAATAGAAGTATTCGGCGATCCGGATGGTCAGTTCTGCCACCCACTGGCTCAAATCCGCGTCGCCAGTGCCTTGCGCCATGATGGACGTCACCGGAGACGCCTTCGGATACATCCGATGGTACTCTTCCTTGGTGATTTCCTCGGTGATGAAGCAATACTCGGCATCCGCGCCGCACGGATCCTGAATCATCGGGTCCATGTAGACCGAAAACGGGTTCCGGACCCGCCCGATCTTGATGTCCTGATCGAAGCTCGTCTCGTCGCAGTACTCCGTCAGGATGCGGATGTACCCTTCACCGTGGATGACCTGGTTCTCGCACGCCGTGTCGTAGGCGACGTCAGCGTCCGAGATGTACTCGATGTGCCGCACGATGCCGTCCAGCACCTCTGCGACCTCGATGTCCGCGTTGTCGTCAACCGGGATCACCTTGCCGCTTGGCCGGTTCTGCCGCTGGTCGTTTGTGACCTGCCTGACGTGCTGCGGGAGCTTGTTGATCGTCAGGCAGGGGCGCGCGTTGATCGTCTGGCCTTGGGCGCTGCCGCGCGTCTTGAGCACGTCCGCCGGCCACTGCCAGTTATTGTCGGGCGAGCCGGCCATGAACCGCAGGTCGTCCAACTGGTCCTGCCGGCTGTCTGAATACGCGGACATCGACACCCGCAGGCGCGTCCGCATGGTGTCAAGGACGTCTTTCACTTCTTGCCTTTTTTGGCGGTCGCAGCCCGCTTGGTCGCGTAGGCGATCGCGACCGCCTGCTTTTGCGGTTTGCCGTGGGCCATTTCCGTCTTGACGTTCTTACGAAATGCGCCCGGACTGGGTGACTTGACAAGTGGCATGGCTACCTCTTCTTCGCAGTCTTGGCCGACTCTTTGAAGTCCTTGGCCGTTGGCGCGCCCTTGGTGCCGGGCTTACGCATCTTCTCGCCCGACCCTGCTGCGATGCGAGCGCGTTTGGCGTGGATGTTGGCGTACAGACCAGGCTTCATTAGCATTTCCACCGTTTGAGCGCCGCTTTGGCGCGTTCGCCGTCCTTGGCTTTGGCCGCGACCCCGCCCATCCGGGCGCAGAAGCTGGCCTTGCGACCCTTGTCCGCTTCCGTCCTCGGGTTGGGCGCGGGCGGCTTCAGGTTGCTGCCAGTGGCTGCGTTGTACTTGGCACGGCCCTTGGCCGTCAGCCCCGCGCCCTCTTTGGTCGGCAGCTTCTCACCACGCCCCACGGACAGGCTAACGGATTTCTTGGTCATGCGCTAGTCTCTTTTCATCAACAAGTCTACTTTCTCTACGTCGCCCATGTCAATTTTTGACCGAGAGTTTTCTCTTGTGATCTGTACTGGCAAGTCATCAACAGTCTTAAATAGCTGGCCTCGGCTGCGTATCACCACAGGAATTTGTTCTACTCCATCCATCATTGCTCTTGTGGCGCGCGCGCGTCCTTCGTGAAAAAGCACTCGCGAAGGTTTACTGCCGCCAAAAGAAATATCCAAATAAGGCAGGTACTCCTCGTTAAATTTTTTAACGTCGAAAGATTTTAGCTCGGCGGCTCTTTTTTGTACGTCAGATCCAGTAGTTGCTAAAGACAAAAACTTTTCCGGAGGCATATACGTTAGTATTCCTTCGGAAGCGTTTTGCATTGGCCTGCCGTAGTATTTTTGTTCTTTAGCCAAACGCTCTGCCATAACAGGAACTTTAGTAAGCCCGCGGGCTAGTCCAACAGGCGCAGCAACCATCGGCATAACGCCAATTGCTTGGCCTGTTCTGTAAGCTTCTTGCCCGAGAGCGCCGCCATACTCTGGCGCTGAAAAACCTAGCAGTCCTCGAACGCCGCCGCCAACAACAGCCGCAAATGGGTCGCCTATGTATTTTTGGTATGTGCCCAGCAAAGAATTTAACGGCGCTGGAGCCAAATTATTTAGCGGCATTTTATGCGCCCATCCATCCAGCGGTCTGGTTGACCCGGTCTGCGTAGACCGTCTGCCGCTCGGGTCGGAAGGACGACTGCCGCGAGGCGACCGGGAACGCGAAGGTCACCGCCAGCGCGTCTGCGGCGTCCGGTGAGGCCATGCCCCTCGCTTTCATGTCCTTCTTGCTCTCCAAGAAGATCGTCCCGGCCGAGTCCGGCTTCGTCTTCGGACCCGTCAGGTCCGTCTTCAACTGCCGATCGTTCGGGATGCTGCCTGACTTGAGCCACTCGCGCATCGCGCCCCACAGCTCGGCGCGCTTGTTACCCCACATGATCGGGTTCTTGGACTTCCAACCGAAGTTTACCCCACGCACCTTATACCGCTGTTCCGTCAGCCGGTCAAGTATCCCGTACCCCAGCCCACCCTCGTCGATCACCGTCAACGTCGGCCTGTACTCCTCGATTGCGTCGATGACGTGCCCGACCGTCGTCATGGTGTCGTCGCCCCTGTACCGCTTGATGTGCAGCAGGTCGCGCCCTTGGCGCACCACGATCACGGTCGCGTCCGCGCCCGAGCGCGCCGGGTCGATCCCGATCACGATGGGCGCCTCGGCGTCCTTGTACCGTGGGCGGGCGGCCGCCTCGTCCACTAGGTACGGCGGGATGAACTGGTCGTCGCCCGCGCTCGGGAACTCACCGTACACCTCGATTCGCGCCTGCGGGCTGTCCTCGCCGTACTCCGCGATGATCTGCTCATAGATCGCCTTGTCCGTGTCCTCCACGTCGCGGGCGTCGATGTGCTCGCTGTACCAGAACTCCCGCTTGGAATGGAAGCACTCAAAGAAGTACCCGGCGTTGCGTCGCGGGTTGCTGAACGCCATCCAGAAGCGGTTCGGCGTGTTCTCCGTGAAGAAGCCTTGCGCCACGTCCCAGATCGAGTCCGGAATGCCGGACGCCTCGTCAAAGATCAGGCACACCCCGTCCACGTTGTGCAGACCGGCGTAGGCGTCCGGGTTCTCCTCCGACCACAGGCGCCCCTCGATCGCCCAGAACCGCGTGCCCTTCTTCAGATCCCGCTCGACGATCTCTGCCAGCCACTTGGCGGGCGTCACGCGCGTCGCGCTGATCTCGAACCAGTGGTTGTTGATCAGTAGTGCCAGCCACTTGGTAATCTCGGCCCAGGTAATACTGCGGAGCTGCGCCTCGCTGTTGGCCGACACTATAGTAGTAGCGCCGATGCGGGTGGTCAGCATCCACAACACGAGCCACGAGACGAGCGCCGACTTGCCGATCCCGCGCCCCGAGGCGACCGCGCTCCTGAACACTTTGTAGGCGGCGGCGTTGTCGTTGTTCTTGATGTGGTCCGCGATCTTGCGTAGGAGGCGCCGCTGCCACTGGCGCGGCCCGCGATGGTGCGCCAACGGCGTGTTGGGTTGCCCCCACGGGAACGCAAACAGAACGAACGCTTCAGGGTCGTTCTTGATCTTGGCGGACCACAGACGCGACATCAGCGTCTGTTCGTCCGCTGCCGAGTAGATGGGCTGTTGCATCTATAGTGTCCATGTCGATGACCCGCCGCTCTGCGGCCTCCAGCGCCGAGATGACGCTGATCTGCTGACTGACGTCGATCTGCACTTGCTGCTTGGCGACCCAGTCGTGCCGATGTTTGAGCAACTCCAACGCCGCCTTGGTGTCGCCAGAGGCAGCGGCCGCGTGCAGGGTCTGACTCAACTCCATCTCTGCGTCGGCGCGCCCCTTCTGTTCAGCCAACTCCGCGAGCGGGTCCAGCGTGCAGAGGCGCCGATACTCGACCGGCAACATTCCGGCCGCCAGCGCCAGGTTGTCGCCGCGCAAGCCTAACTTGGCGGCGTCATAGATCGCCTGTAGGCGCGCCTCCGTCGCCTTCAGTTCGCGGGCTGTTAACGGCAAAGTTTGGAACATGGGGAACAGTTTAGCAGTTTGCAGAAAAATAAAAAATGTTTGCGACCCCTCCGATTTTGACCCGTCGGCGCGCCGGCCCTGCCCGGGGGCTATCAGCCTCGCGGCTCGCATAGCTGGCGGCTATCAACCTGGCGGCCGACCTGCTGGCGGCCGACCTGCTGGTGGCGGCTGGCGGCGGCTGGCGGCCGACCGGCTGGCGGCCGACCGGCTGGCGGCGGCTGGCGGCGGCTGGCGGCGGCTGGCGGCGGCTGGCGGCGGCTGGCGGTCGACCTGGTGGCAGCCGATGGGCAGGATGGGCAATGCCCCGACAGGTCGCACGGCCGCGCGACGGGATGGGTCAAATGGGTCGTGCGGCCGGATTGCCCATCTTGCCCATGATTCGGGTCGTCGGCGCCGGGATGGGCAAGGATGGGTCAAATGGGCTATATGGGCATGCCCTTTTTGGTCGCTGACATTGCGCGCGGCCGTCGGCGCGCCCGCGCTGCTATAGCATACCACTGTACATTTATACAGTATGATTGAAAGCCTGACTTGTTATTTATTATCTGCCCATCTGGACCATTAGCAGGGACGCTCCGCGTTGCTCGGCTGCCCACGACCGCGACCATCCGCCCGACCATCCGCCGATGGGCAGGATGGGCACGCCCATCGCAGGTCGCATCCGATGGGCGCGATGGGCGCGCGCCAATTAATTAACAATTGTAAATTCTGTAAGCAATTGTAAATTTGTAGCATGGGCAGAATGGGCACGCCCGCCGACAACGCTACAATCGCTATTGCAGTACCCCACAACGAAACAACGGAGCGAACGCGATGAAAACCCTCTACGTCACCGGCCGCAACTATGGCACTCCCCAAGTGCTGGAGATTACCGCGCCCACCGCGCCGACCGGCGCCGAGTTTGATGTATTCGACGTCGAATTTGTTGACCGCGCCCGTAACATCCGCGGCCGCGTCCGATTGTTCGGGATGCAACTCTGTAGCCCCGACCTTGTCGGCCGCGCCGTGATGGAGTCATACGACGCCGGCTTGTACGCCACTGTCTAACCCTCACCGGCGCGCCTGCGGGCGCGCCACTACCTGGAGACCTGACCATGAAACGAAACAATCAAGTTCTTAACGCCCGCCACCTTCGCGCGGGTCGCGCCGTCGCCCGCTGGGTGGCGACCGGTCTGAACATCGGCGAGGGTCGCGCCCTCGCCATCGCGGCCGCGCAGGCCGCGCTCCGGGACCGCAGGGTCTTGGAGACCATCGGGCGCCGGGTCGATCCGGCCGAGGTCATGACCCAGAGCGCGGCCTTGACCGCTCTCTACGGGTGGGAGGTCTGACCATGCGCGGATTCATTTTCTACCGCGGTCCGTCGCAGATCGACGGTCAACCTATCGTCGGCATCGCCGTCCTGCGCTCGATCAATGGTAAGACCGGGGACATGGTCCAGACCTACATCATTAGGTCGGACATGGCGCCCTTGACGGCGCTGGCGACGGGCGCCGATATCAGCATTTGCGGTAACTGCGGCCATCGGCCGAAGCGTATCCGGATCCGCGATCCGAAAACCGGCCGGTTCACGTCCAAGAAAGTCCGGACGTGCTACGTCGATATCGGCAAGTCTGTCCAGTCTGTCTTTCACGCTTTCGCGCGCGGATCCTATCCGCAGCTCGAGCCCGTCGACGGCGCCCGCTATCTCGCGGACCGCATGGTCCGCCTCGGCGCCTACGGCGATCCCGCAGCGATCCCTGCTCACGTCTGGATCGCGCTGTTAGCTGACGCGGCCGGGCATACCGGGTACACCCATCAATGGCGCAAACCCATGGCCGCGGACCTTGCGCCGATCGTCATGGCGTCCGCCGACAGTCCCCACGACCGCGATCAGGCGCGCGCGCGCGGATGGCGGACGTTTACGGTCGTCCGCGAAGGTACGCCACTGGCCGCGCGCGAGTTTGCCTGCCCGGCCAGCCCAGAAGGTGGCAATCGTCGTCAGTGTATCGATTGCGGAGCGTGCGACGGCGCCACCCGCGCCAATCAGGCCTCCGTCGCAATCGTCGTCCACGGGTCCGGTGCCAAGTACTTTTAACTCACTGCGCGGCCGGTACGCTCCGGCCGCGCCTACTTTCGGAGCACACTATGTCTGTACTGTCTGACTCAATCCTCGCGGTTACCCTCCCTACGGGCAACCGCGCGGTTTATTCGGTCCCTCCCCAGCATATCAACGATCGGCCGGGCACTACGCTCGCGGAGCGTGCGCGCGACTATGGCACGCTGCTCGCGACTCGGTTCGGCGCCGACTGGTACCGGCCGACTGCGGCCGGTATGCAGTTGATCGACGATAGTCGCACGATCACGCTGCTAGAGCGTGCGACGGAGGCTTGACATGGCGAAAGAAATGACTGCCCGGTACCCGGGCACCTGCGCGTCGACCGGCCGGCCGATCCGGCCAGGCGACCGGATCCTGTATCACGGCCGCGGTCGCGCGGTTTTGCTGTCGCGCAGCTCGAGCGCGCCGGCGCCAGTAAGCGACACCTACACGTTCGGGGACCGGACGTTCTACCGCAACGTCAACGGCCGGTGCGAAGACGCGCCATGCTGCGGATGCTGTACAATTTAATGCGATGGAGAGATCACACATGGACACTCATGACGTTATCGCAACCGCGATCGCCGACTCGACCGGCGCGCTCACGACGCCGGTCCGGCTCGCGGCCTGCCCGGAATACCACCTTTATCTGCTGATCGAATGCGACGACTACTGCGATGAGCCGGACGGCTCACGCTGGTATTGGGGCACGGCCGCCGACGGCGAGCCGTGGTCCGTCATCGTCGAGGGAGCCGAGTAATGATCCGCCTCATCCTCGGCCTTCTGATCGCGGGCGGCGCCGTTGACGCCGATCCGCATACCCCGATCGGTACGATCCTCGCGATCGCGCTGATCGGCCTTGTAATCGCAGCGACCGGCGTGCGCGCCGCCATTAACCGAAAGGACTGAATTATGTATCCAAAATCCATGCCCCACCTTGACCGCGCCTCGCTGCGCGCCGCGACCGCGCTGATCGCGGTCGGCAACACCGAGGCCGCGCAGCGCGCGGTCAACGATGCCTACGGGCGGACCCGCCCGTTCGACCACCGGGCGCGCGCCAGGCTGCGGCAGGCCGCGCTCGGGTTGGGGCTGGCACCCCCGCCCCGCTATTGGACTCCCGGCCTTGCATGGCCGGCGGACCTCGAACCGAGGTTCCGCCGCGCCCTCGCGCGCGGCCTGTAGTCGGCCAGGCCTCGGCCGTGAGGGCGCCCGCCCTCACGGACGCGGCTTGCGTCGACACTCTGATGGAGTCCAGTACCATGACAATCTCGATCCCCCGGCGCGTCATTCGCGCCATGCTCACCGTCGCGCCCGTCACTGACATCCGCTACTACCTGAACGGCATGCACCTGCGCGGCGACGCCCGCGGCATCATCGCCGAGGCGACCGACGGGCACGCGATGCTGCGCGCCCGCGTCAGCGACGCGCCCCAGGCGCCCGCGTGGTCCCTGATCCTGCCCCGCGCGGCCATCGAGCCGCTCGCGGGCAAAGGCAAGAAAACCCTCGACGAAGTGGTTACGGTCGACGCCTCGGACCCCGGCGCCGTGATCATCCGCGAGCCGGACGGCACGGTCAGGACCATCCAGTCGGTCGACGGCACCTATCCGGACACTGACCGGGTTACGCCGCTCCCCTCAATCACGCCGATCGAGCCGGCGCAGTTCAATCCGGCCCTGCTCGCGCGCGTCCACTCGGCCCTGCAACTGCTCGGCGCGGCCAAGACGGACGTCCAGATTCGCCAACACGGCGACAAGCCTAGCCTTGTCACGGCGAGCGGCCTGCCCGAGGCGCTCGCGGTCATTATGCCTTGGCGCCAGGAGGAGGCGACGGCGCCGGGCTGGTCGCTGCTGACCGCAGACGGGGGCGCGCGATGACTACCATTGACGCACGCACGCTGGCGACCGCGCTCGCGGTCTTGGAGTGGA